AATCTCGTTATTGCAACTGGTAATAATGGTACAGAAAACAAGATTATCCTAGCAGCTGGAGGATTTGGAACTGGTAATGATCAGATTGCTATCACACCAAATCAAAATGTTCACATTGAAATTGAAACACCTTCTATATCACCTACAACAGGTGCTCTAACCGTAGTCGGTGGAGTTGGTATCTCTGGTGATATGAATATTGCTGGAGATGTTAATATCTCTGGTCAGATCTCATTTGCAGGCGGTGGAACTACAGTTGAAACTGAAAACCTAGCAGTTACAGATCCTATGATCTTCGTAGCTAACGGACAGTTAATCGGAGATAACGTAGACTTTGCTTTCTTAGGACAAGCAAGAAGCCAACGCACAGGAACAATCCTTGGGCCTTTCACTACTACAAATAAATCTCTTACAAACAACGTAGCAACATTAATTACTGGAAATATTTCTCACGGATTTGAGGTTGGAGACACAGTAACCGTAGATGGTGTAGATACACTAACTACATATGCAACAGCGTTTCCAATTGTTCGTGCACGTGCTACAGAAAACGTAACAACAGACTATGTAAAGAACATAGTTCTTGTATCTAGAGCATCTAACGTTGCCACACTGACACTTGATGCCTCACATGACTATTTGGTTGGAGAATCAGTAGTTGTTGCAGGTGCAGATGCAGGATATAACGGAACATTTTCAGTAACTGCCGTAACATCCAACACAGTAAGTTTTGCAAACACTGGTTTAGATGAGGCAGCAAATGTTTCTGTTGGAACAACTACAGTTTCAAGAACAGTTTCTACAACATTTGTAACACTTACAACATCAGAACCACACGGATTCTTGACTGGAGAAGAAGTGGTTGTATCTGGAGTAGCTTCAGTTATGAACGGAACATTCCCAATTTATGATGTTCCTTCGACAACAACATTTAGATATGTTCAAGCAGGACCAGCTCAGACACCAACATCTTCTGGTGGATCTGCTCAGGTTGCAAGAACTGTAGGGGCTACATTTAATGGAACTCATACAATTACAGCAGTTCCAACAACCAAGTCGGTGTCATTTGCTAAAACCGCACCAGACGTAGCATTATCCTCTACAACAAAGATAAATATTAACTATGTAACATCATGGTCTATTACAAATGGTGTAGCAACAATCATACTAACAAATCCTCCAACAGAAAATATTGGAGATGCTTGCGTAGTTCAGGATGTTGATCCTCTAATCAATGATACTCTAACAGTAACAGCTAGATCTCTAGTTCTTCCTTACAGTCTATCGTTTGAGGTTCCACAAGACGATGTTCCATCAACTACACTAGTTATAACAAGTCAGAAGACTGTAACAAGTAGAAATAGAATAAGCAACGTATCGACACTCACACTTTCAACAAATCACGATTATATCGTTGGTCAGCAGATTGTTGTGGCTGGAGTTTCAGCATCATTCAACGGAACATTTATTGTAACAGCACTTCCTGCAGCAAATAAGGTTTCATATGCACAGACAGCGACGAATATCAACGAAACTGCATCAACTGGTACAATCACTACTTCAAAGCCAAACCCAGGAACTACAACACAAACACTGGTAGATCAGGGAACAGCAATAGTAACAGATCCATATCGTGGATCATATTCAGGACTTGCACGTAACCACTCAACTGGAGAATGGTCAATTATATCTGGAATTGAATCAAAACCAACTTCAGATATTCCATGGAGCCTACCATCAACAGTAACAAATACACTTAACGTTGCATCGCTTAAGGCAACTGTAGACGTATCAATTGGCGGTGGAGATCTAACGGCTTCTACTACAGGATTTAATTTAATTGATACTGTAGTAACAGATCTTAACTTTGCAAGAACTGCAACTACAATTAATATGGGTGCAAATTCAGGTACAATTACAATTGGTAACCCAACAGTTGTTGGCACACAGACCACACAGAATTTGTGGAACACAGCTGCTACAACAGTTAACTTTGCAGGAGCAGCAACTACATTAAATATTGCAGCACCAGCAACAACATTTAATTTAGGAAATACTGCAACTGGAGCACAAACAGTAAATATGTTTACAGCTTCAACAGGAAGCTCAACATATAATTTAGCATCAGGAGCAACGGCTTCTGGAAATACAAAAGCTATTAACATTGGAACTGCTGGAGCTTCAGGTTCAACTACTAATATCAACATTGGTAGTTCAACGGCAGCATCAGCAACAGGTACAATTACTCTAAATGCTAATACAGTAACTGTTACTCAAGATCCAAACGCAGTAACAGACCTTGCGGTGGCAACAAAGAGATATGTTGACCAGAGACCAACAATTCTAACATCAAGCGCTACTCTTATTCAAAGAGGAGCAAACAGAGCTTCTGGAGTTACTTCTACTGGAAACTACTTTGTAAACCACTCAGGAGCAGTAACACTAACATTGCCAACTAGCCCATCTCTGGGAGATGAAATTGTTGTAACAGATATAACAGGTTTGGCAAATCAAAATAATATAACAATATCTAGAAATGGACAGCCTATCCAGGGTCTTGCAGAAGACTTGATTGTGGATATAGCAAATGCTACAATACGATTAGTATATAGCGATACATCTAGAGGATGGAGATTGATGGCATAATGGCAAGATTAACTAATTTACTTAGCGCTAGTGAAGGCGCAGCAATTCCAGGAACAATAATTTCATACGGAGCGTCAGGTGTTCCATCTGGCTATCTATCATGCAATGGTACTGCTGTTAGCAGAACAACATACTCTGCTTTATTCGCTGCTATAGGAACAACCTATGGCGGTGGAGATGGATCTTCTACTTTCAACGTGCCAGATCTTCGTGGAGAATTTCTTCGTGGATGGGATAATAGTCGTGGAGTAGATTCTGGTCGTGGAATCGGATCATCACAAAGTCATCAGGCTCCAAGTCATGGACATAGTACTGGTAACTTTATGGATTTCGATTTCGGAAGCACTGGTACACACAATGGTCCGCACTTTACTTCAGCAAATGGTCGTGGTTCAAGAACTACAGGTGGTCCTGATTCAGGAACATGGGGAACAGCAAACGGATCTGAAACAAGACCAAGGAATATAGCTGTACACTATTGTATTAAATTCTAATCATATCTATTGACTAGAATACTTTAAAAGGGTATAATGTATATATGAAATCATATTTATATCATCCACAATTTTTATATTACATCGGGGAAGAAGAGGCGTTTGAAAGCCCTCTAGAGCCTGGAGTATTTTTACATGCTTCTAATGCTACTGAAATTGCTCCACCAGAAGATGCAGATAAATCAAAACTATATTTTATAAATAATGTTTGGGAAGTAAAAAATGAAGTTTCCCTGCCTTATTTTGGAGAAGGCGCTACACAAGTATCTATGGCTGGAGATTATATTCCATACGCAACCGATATTAATAAGCAAAGAGAAGAACTCAAAAATTCTGGATTTTCTGAGGAACAGATTAGTGACATTTTAGGATTTTAAAATGAATAAAGAAATATTATCTCAAGGAATATATTCTTATAAAAATGTTTTTCAAGACTCATTTTCTTTTGTAGAAAAAATTGAAGCTTTATCTAACGATTTAAAGTTAATGTGGGTTCCATCTTTTAAAAAAGATACTCCTGAAGATGATAGGAAAAAAGCATTTAGAAATGTTGATACTATTGGGCTGCCTCTAAGAAATAAAGTGCTAGATTATTCAAAACTCGAATCAGAACCTAATAAAACATTAGTTTCTTTTTCAGATAAGCTTAACGAAGAGTTTTCTCCATATATAAATGACTATCTAAATGATTATGGAATAACAGTCTCAGATCAAGAACCCTATGGGCTACTTAGATATGGAAATGGCCAGAAGTTTGATAGACATATTGACGATGGAATGATGTTTGTAAGAAAATTATCTTTAGTTTATTATGTTAATGATGAATACAAAGGTGGAGAAATTTTCTTTGATCAGTTTAATTTAACAATAAAGCCAGAAAAAAATCAGCTGTTACTTTTCCCATCAAACTATATTTACACACATTCAATTAGTGAAGTTACAGAAGGACTTAGATATTCTATTGTTTCTTGGTTTAAGTAAGATAAGGCTTAAATGTTTAAAAAAAATCAAAATATTATAGATTTTATTTTTATAAACGAATACTATAAAAATGTAATTGATACTTTACCAGCACCAGCAACTAAATATGTTCCAGATTGGTGGAAAAAAATGGAGCCATATTCGGATAATAAATTAAAAATACAAGGGAAATTTAGTTCTGCTACTGGGAAAAAATGTATGCCAATGCTAGATTCAATAACTTCTGGATACATTGTTCCCTTATGGGCTGACGTTTTAGTTTTAAAAAATCAAAATGGGCACACACTTTCTTGGAAAACAGATGAAGCAGTTTTTGGAGTTCATGATTCCAGACAGTCAGATGGAGTAGAGGGTCCAGAAGAGTACGCCGTGCCAGCGTATAAATATCACAACCCATGGGTTATAAGAACAAATCCAGGATGGTCGTGCTTAATAACTGCTCCAAATGGATACCACAATTTACCATTTAAAATAATCCCAGGTATTGTAGACACTGATGTGTACCCTCAAGAGATTAATCCAGTATTTTGGATAAAAAAAGATTTTGAAGGAATAATTGAAAAGGGTACGCCAATGTATCAAGTAATTCCAATAAAAAGAGAAAAATGGGAAATGAAAATTTCTTCATATGAAAAAAACGAACAACATTACTATAATCAAGAAAAAAATATGTCTACCACTATTGTCAATAATTATATAAAAAATATATGGCAAAAGAAAGAATATAAATAATGGACATTAAGAGTATAGTTATTGTAGGCGGAGGCTCTTCTGGATGGATAACTGCATCTACTATTATTAAATTTAATCCAGATATAAACCTTACATTAATTGAATCAGATAACATACCAACAATAGGAGTAGGTGAAAGTACTCAAGCATCAATAACTAGCTGGATGAATATGCTAGGTATAGATCATAGAGAAATGATGAGGCATACAGATGGCTCTTATAAACTCGGAATTAAATTTAATAATTTCTATGACAATGAGGACGATGGGTTCTTCTACCCCTTTGGAGGAGGAGTTTTTGAAGACTACTCATGTGAGGTAGACCCAGTCACATTATGGAATTTTAAAAAAAATATTTATAGTAACGTAAAAAAGTCTGATTATTGTGAATCATTTTTTACCCAAATGAGCTCAATATACAGCAATAAAATACCAGAAAAAAATCTTACTGGTTTTGATTTGTCTAAAGATGTAGCATTTCATTTTGATGCAATAAAGTTTGCGGAATATTTAAAAAATTATATATGCATTCCTTTAGGAATAAATCACTTAGTAGATGAAATTGTTAACATAAATACAAGTGAGAATGGTATAGAGCTTTTAGAGTTGAAGTCTGGAAAACAAATAAGTGCAGATTTGTTTATAGATTGCACAGGATTTAAAGCCATGCTTATAGGAGAGACTTTAAAAGAACCGTATGAATCTTTTGAGGATGTTCTTCCAGTAAATAGAGCATGGGCTGTACAAATTCCATATATAGATAGAAAATCTGAAATGTTAAATTATACTGATTCCACTGCCCTGTCTTCTGGCTGGGTATGGGCCGCCCCACTTTGGTCACGCATAGGAACTGGCTATGTTTATTCAGATAAATTTATTTCTCCTGAAGATGCTTTAGAAGAATTTAAACAATATTTAAAAAAAGTACGTGGAGAAGGCAGAGACATAGAAAATTTGTCTTTTAGAGACGTTAAATTTAAAAGCGGTATGCGTAAAAGATGTTGGGTAAAAAATGTTGTAGCAATAGGACTTTCCGCTGGATTTATAGAGCCGCTAGAAAGCAATGGCTTGCACACTACATATGAATTAGCGCTAAAACTAATAAAAGTTATAAATAGAGGATTTGCAAATCAATGGGACAAAGACTCTTTTAATTATATATCTAAGCATACTATTGTTGGATTTAAAGAATTTGTTCAAGGCCATTACTTTTTAAGTAAAAGAAATGATACTGATTTCTGGAAATATATGACATGTACATCTCCAAATGGAGATATCTATGATGCAAGAATTGATCAAACAAGTCTTAAGAGTTTAATTTTTGATAAGACAAGTCCATTTGGATCATTTTCACATAGAGCTAATACTGGTTGGCATTGTATAGCAGCTGGGATGGAATACTCTTCTATCGGAAAAGATTCTATCGCATTATATTCATTGCACCTTAAAGATAGCATTGATAGTATGGTGAAAAAATTCATATCTCAAAATGCTAAAGATAGACTTGAATGGAAACAAATGACAGATGGGTATCTAAGTCATGAAGACTATATAGAAAAAAATATTTATAATGTCTAAAGACATAAAAGAAATAGTTATTGTCGGTGGAGGCTCTGCAGGTTGGATGAGTGCTTCTACGCTAGTTAGATTTCTACCAAATATTAAAATTACAGTAGTGGAATCCACTAAGATTCCAACAGTTGGAGTGGGCGAGAGCACCCAGGCTAATTTAAAAAATTGGATGAATGTATTAGGAATAGATCAAAACGATTTTATGTATGAAACTGATGCTGGATTAAAGTACGGAATCATGTATAAAGATTTCTATCAAGTTGCCGACGACGGATATTTCTACCCGTTTGGCCCAGGTATATTTTCAGAAAATTACAATGCCACACTCTGGCAGTTTAAAAAACTTCTGTATCCAGAAGTATCTGTTAAAGATTATTGTAATTCTTTTTATTCTCAAATGGTTTTAATGGAACATAATAAAATATCTATGAATAAAGACGGAAAACTCGATGCATTTAATGCATATAACGATGTTTCCTTCCATTTTGACGCAATAAAGTTTGCATTATTCTTAAAAGATAAATATGCAATACCTAGAGGAGTTTCACATAAATTAGCTGAAGTCAAGGATGCTATTTTAAATGAAGATGGAAACTACACTACGGCCACTGCCCTGTCTTCTGGCTGGGTATGGGCCGCCCCACTTTGGTCACGCATAGGAACTGGCTATGTTTATTCAGATAAGTTTATATCACCAGAGGATGCGGCAAATGAATTTAGATCATACTTACAAAAAATTCGTGGCAAAGAAAGAATTCCAGATGATATACAGTTTAGGGATATAAGTTTTTATGCTGGAATTAGAGAAAGAACCTGGGTAAAAAATGTAGTTGCTATAGGCTTATCTGCATCATTTCTAGAACCAATGGAGGGAAATGGTTTATATTCTATACATGAATTTATATTAAGACTAGTAAAAGTTTTAAGCAAGGGTTTTGTAAATCAGTGGGATAGAGACTCTTATAACTGGGTGATACATGATATGACCCTCGGCTTTAAAGAGTTTATTCAGTCACATTATTTTTTAAGCAGAAGAAATGATTCTGAGTTTTGGAAATATATGACAGAGACCAGCCCAGTTTCAAATTTAAACAGCAAAACTATAGATCAGACTAGAGTAAAAAAACTTTTAGCATATCCTAAACTTTTCCCATTTTCAGAATGGGTGATTGCCCTAAAAACAATGGGGCACAAAAAATATTGGGATAAGGCAAACACAGTAGAATTTTTTGCTTTTGTTGCCAAGGCAAGCATCATTTTTCCAGGTCTACTATTTGAAAAAGAAATTTGGTGGCTTTACATTTTTGCCTTAATATCTAGCCTAGGACTTATTTGGTCTTCAACAATTAAAACTATACCTACATTAATATGGTTTAATATACTATGGAGCATCCTTGCTATAGCGTATATACTAAAGTATTTTGGATTTATTTTAAATGGATAAAAACCCTTTAATAATTTATTGGGCCCCAGCAATAAATTTATCTTCTTCTTCAACTTCAGAAGAAATGCTTTACCCAGAACCGACGAACCTTTTGCATGATCTTATAAAAATAAGAAATAAAGATGCTGGACCTAGCTCATTTTTAAGTTGTCCAGCAGCATCTGGTAGAATGAAAAGATCATTTGTTTTTAGAAATAACTTACAGTGTTCGTATCATTATGATTTTACAGATAAAGAAAATCCTATTGTGATTCCAACTTCTAAAACATATTTAGAAGCAAAGATACTAAGATCTTCTGCATTACAAGAAGGTGGATCAATAGTTTTAGGGCTAAGATATATATTTTTTTCCGAGGAGTCTGTCCTGGGATATATTTCTCCACCAATGATGCATGAACCAGGGTATACAAAAAGTGCAACTACAATACCAGGAGCTTTTGATATCAGCAAATGGTTTAGGCCCTTTGTCATGGAAGTTCAGACATGGAAAACTCAGGGAGATTTAATTATTAAAGAAGATGAACCTCTTTTTTATTTCGAGGCGGCTACAGAAAGAGAAGTTGTATTAAAAAGATTTGAAATAAACGATAAGCTAATGAGATATTTAGATGGCTGCGTTCAAGCCCCAGTAAAATTTGGAAAGTATTTGCCGCTTCAAGAAAGATATAAAAGGTTTATGAATTCAAGAATGAATGAGTTGGTAATAAAAGAAATAAAGGAAAACCTTGTTGACAGATAAAATTTTTGTATCAATAGCATCTTACAGAGATCCAGACCTAATAAATACCATCAAGAGTATATACTATAATGCAAAAAATAAAGAAAAAATTTTTTTCTCTATTGTATGTTATGAAAAGGACAACGCTTTTGAAGATATCTCATTTATTCCACAAGATCAATATATTTATAACAAAATAGATTACACTTTAGCAGATGGAACTTGTCATTCAAGACACCTTGCAAATTCTTATTTAAATAATTCATTTAAATATTTTTTGCAGATAGATTCACATACAAGAGTGTCAAAAGATTGGGATGAAATTATTATAAATGAATATGAGCGATGTAAAGAAAAATGGGGAGAAAGATATATTTTTAGTAGATACGCAAGCTCATTTATAAAAGATAAAGCTGGAAATGAATTTTTTTTTCCAACCGCAACTTTCGATGATGTATCTAGTATTCCTGATAATATAGACATAAGGTACACCAAGCTTTCTATCGTATGGGATAGTACAGAAAATCTTTGGAGATCTTGCGGCGTACCTATGGAAGATTATGAATGGGGAGAAGAGTCATATGCCCTTTCTGCCCATCTAATATTTTGTAGTTCTGAATTAATGCTTGAAGTTCCTTATGACCCATATTTATATTTTTTAGGCGAAGAAGTTACTTTAGCAATTAGATTTTATACCAAAGGAATAAAAGTAGTTTCTCTACCAGTCGATATTTTATATCATAATTATGATAGATCTAACTATAAAAGAGATTATCACTGGACAGATAATTTAAATTGGAAAATCAGAGATAGCTTTTCTAGAGAGAGGCTTAATCAATTTTTTTCTTGCCAAAATTTAGGCCCCTATGGTATACTTGACAAAGATAAATACGACTTATATAAGCATAAGTCTGGTATGTTTTTAAAGGAAAAATAATGTCATTCTTTACATCGCTTAAAAATGCTACAAGTATTATGAATATTTTTCAGGAGAATCCTAAAAAGTATATGCCATCACTTACGTTGGCTGAAGAAATTTTGCGAGAACCATCAGTCTTAGATCCAGTAGTTAGGGAAGTTCTGGCATCTTATGTCTCTAAGCTTAACAGTTGTGAGTATTGTTGGGGTTCACATAGAGAGTTTGCATTATCTTTAGGTTATTCAGAAAACGATATGGACCTGGTTCTATCTGGCGAGACAGGCGACTTAAAGCTTGCTGCATTGATGGAATATGTTAAAAAGTTAACGTTATCTCCATCAGAAATAACAGAATCAGATTTTGCGGATGTTATTAATTCTGGGGTTTCAGAAGAAGAGCTTAAGGATGCAGTAGCAGTATGTGCTGCATTTAATTATTACAATAGAATTGTTTTTGGACATGGCCTAAATGCAAATGCAGAAACATGGAAACCAGCGGCGGAAATGATCAACCGTCACGGATATGATAGAAGGAGATAAAATGACAGAAGAGACAAATCTAGATGCTGTAGAGGCATCAGTAGAAGTAGAGTCTGAAACAACACCAGACGATACAATCAAGGCAGAAACCCTTTTCTTTGTGGTTAAGGGAACAGACGGCTCATTTAGGGCTTTGACGGATGTTTCAACAAAGGTTGAAATTGCTAGACCAGCAGGGATTAACGATATCCGTATTGGCTGTAATGAAATTGCAAGAGCTATTGATGCCAGACATACAGCAGACACAGTAGTGGCTATGCTTGCAGCTGCATCAAGAAAGCAAGAGCAACAAGCCTAATTGGTGTATAATTAAAGGGTGTCGTACCAACTAAAAGTAATAAAAGATCATCCAGTGGGCTTTTGGCCCCTGGATGAATCTGTTGGTACCACCGCATCAGATATTTCTGGATGCGGAAATAATGCTACATACGTTGGATCTCCAGCATCAAACATATTGCCATTAGTTTCTGGCGGGGTATCTGGAACACGCATTACAAATACAGCTTACCTAAATGTTCCAATTACAAAAGATTACTATGGAGCTGAAGTAGGAGCAGGATTTGGAACAAAGTATACGTCTGACAATGATTTTACAATAGAGGCATGGATATACTCATCAATTGAGTCAGCAGATCTAGTAAGACTATTTGCGGATACAACAAATAATATAGGGCTATTCTGGGATAATGGTAATATTGTATTTAAAGTATCGTCAGATGAGTGGGTAATATCTCCACTTTCATATTCTAAGAAAACAATCTATATTGCTGGAAAATATACAGGAGAATCAATCGAGTTGTATATCGATGGTGTTCCAGTAGAATCTAAATCTTTAAATTCATTTAAGTTTACAAACACAACATTAAATTTACAAATTGGGCCAACTACAACATCTGGAGATGAGTTTACAGTAGATGCTCCAGCGGCATACAGATATGCCTTATCAGATAAAACAATAGTCAGACATTATGTAAATGGAAATATTACATCTCCAGCAATTCAAGTAGTATATCCAGAAGAAGGTGTTTTATACTCTGGATCCGATGCCAACTTAAGACCATCATTTGATTATTCATATCCAGTAAATAAACCGTGGACCGATTGGCTTGACGATAATACATACTACGATTTAGTAAATAGAGAGATAGGTTTTTATGAAACCGAGACGGCAGAATCAAAGACATTTATTATTGAAGATTTTATTGCAATACCATCAGAATTAAATTTAATAACCTCAAAGGTAGAGTGGCGGAACAATTTAGGAATATCAGTAGAATCCAGCATAGATGGAATCACATATGCCACATGCATAAATGGACAGCCATTGCCACAGTATACAAAAGACTCTTTTGATTCAAGCAGGCAGCTGTATATTAGAATTACTATGTCTACACCTGATGCTAGCAAATATCTACCAAAACTATCATTCTTCTGTATAGCATTTTATTCAAATAAAGATATATATGCGGATAACTATGGCGATAAAATAACATCCTCAACAGAATATTACCTTGGATCATTGAATTACCCTATTCTGTCTAGAAATTATACAAACGGAATCAGGGCTAAAGATGGAGCAGGATTTAATATCAATACATTATCCTCTATCAAGTCCGTAGAGATGTTCTTCACACCCCTTACATTGGCTTCTAACACCCTCTTCTATGCTTCCGACCCTTCTACTACCAAGGTAGCCTGGAACGGCTCTGGAGCGGTTTCTAAGGCCAATATAGATAAGATATATGTAAACAATATAGATGTAACTAATCAAACAAACATTAATTCATATTTAGTTGCAGAAGAGCCACACCACATCGTAATAGTATTTACCGACCCAGTAACTGGATCACTTCAATTAAATTATGAAACATCTGGGGGTCCAAGCAACCTATATAAGAATATTGCGACCTATGAAAAAGAATTAACTGCAGGAATTGTAGAGACTCACTATGAGCTATACACTGGAAGGGTAGTATCTTCAGTTACCGAACCAGTAATTGACCTGACAGAATCAGACATTATTGCATATAATAATGACTGGATTGTGCTTCAAAGCGTGTAGTTTTGTCACTTCCCTTGACAAAAAGCTGGACTTAGACCATAAAGAGTGGTAAAATAAACATCTATGGATATTAAACGTGTAAGACAAAGTGTTGTAGAAGAGTCTCCGTTAGGAATTTATGTATGGGAGATGCCAGACGGACGTTGGATTGGAGATGACGATGGGAACTTTCTTTCGGTCACGTCCAAAAAAGGTAATAGATCCAGAATCGATGCTTTGGCTAGAGAAGTTCGCTCATATGGTATATATGAGGGCGGGCCTAAATTTCTTAGTGCACGTAGAAAAGTTACAGACGAAGAATTTGCAGAACAAGAATCAAGACTCAGATGGGGACTAGTTCCAGACCCGCTGGACATTGGTAACTATAAAGACGAATTAAAGAATATAAGGGCAGAGGGACAATAATGATTAAATATGAAGATGATGACAGTTCACAAGATATAGCAATATCTAATGTGGCAGACTGGATGAAGTTTAATACTCCAGTAGAGTCAAAGACAAATGATCCATTTAAAATTAGCGGAGATGATCTTACAAAAGTCTCAGGACTTGGAGCTTCATTCCGACGTAAAATGAATCGTGATCTTCAAAAAAGATTCCAGGGAATTGAAGGAACGGAAACTCAACAGAATTTACTAGCACAAGCAATTACAGGCTATGCTATGTTCGACCTTATTGAGCCACCATATAATCTAGATTATCTTTCAACTATTTACGAAATTTCACCATATAACTATTCAGCAATTAATGCTAAGGTTTCTAACATTGTTGGACTTGGTCATGACTTTATCGAAACACGCAAAACACAAGAGGCATTCGATAACATTTCAGATGATAAAGCTTTGGAACGTGCACGTAGGAAGCTAAATAGACTTCGTCAAGATTTATATGATTGGCTAGAGCAGTGCAACGAAGAAGAAACATTTACAGAAACGCTTATCAAGGCATACACAGATGTTGAGGCTACAGGAAATGGTTACATTGAAATAGGTAGAACGTCTGCTGGCAAGATCGGATACATCGGACATATTCCTGCAAAGACCATGCGTGTGCGTCGCTTGCGTGATGGCTTTATTCAATTGCTCTACGGCAAGGCCGTATATTTCCGTAACTTCGGAGATCAAGAGACACCAAATCCGATTGATGGCGGACTAGAGAGACCAAATGAGATTATTCATTTAAAGAAATATACTCCAACAAATAACTACTATGGCATTCCAGATATCGTAGCATCTTCAAACGCTATGGCTGGAAATGAGTTTGCTGGAAAGTATAATCTAGACTACTTTGAAAACAAGGCGGTTCCAAGATATATTATCACCGTAAAGGGCGCTAAGCTATCAACAGAGTCAGAGCGTAAATTGCTTGAATTTTTCCAGGTTGGACTAAGAGGAAAGAATCACAGATCTCTTTATATTCCTCTTCCACCAGATTCACCAGACTCAAAGGTTGAATTTAAGATGGAGCCAATTGAGGCAGGAACTCAAGAGTCTTCATTTAACGTATATCGTAAATCTAATAGAGATGAAATCCTATTATCTCACCGTGTCCCAATTAATAAAATTGGAACTCCAGAAGGAGTTAATTTAGCGGTAGCAAGAGATGCGGATAAGACATTTAGAGAGCAAGTATGTCGTCCAGCACAAATGAATTTAGAAAAGAAATTAAATAAAATTGTTGAAGAAATGACAGATGCCCTTCTTCTTAAATTCAATGAGCTTACCCTTACAGACGAAGATACTCAGTCCAAGATCGATGAGAGATATTTGAGGATGCAAGTAATTACCCCTAATGAGGTTAGAATTAGAATGGGCATGGTTCCAATCGATGGCGGAGACAAAGTCGTTGAATTAAAGCCACAGCAACAGGCAGAGTCAAGAGCACAGGCAGGCAAGACCAGAACTAGAGATTCTGAAAGGTCTGCAAATTCCCCCGATATTTCTGGGGAGGGTAGAAATGCTCAGGGCGATGGAAGACAAGTCGACTGACCCTAGTTAACTGATTATTTGCCTTATATACAATAACGTTATAAAATTAAGCATATGAATATTGAGAAATCTCTTTGGTCTTCGCATGGCGATAACATCACGTTATCCGTGCCTTTTACCAAAGTTAACCGTGAAAAAAGAACAGTCTCAGGATTTGCTACTCTAGACAATCTTGATCAAACTGGTGATGTTGTCACTGCTGAAGCAAGTCTTAAAGCATTTGAAAACTTCCGTGGAAATATTCGTGAAATGCATGGATCAAATGCAGTTGGCAAAATGGTTTCATTTAAGCCAGAAACATTTTATGATCCAGCAACAAAAGAATTTTATAATGGAGTTTATGTTGACGCATACATCTCTAAGGGCGCACAAGACACTTGGGAAAAGATTCTTGATGGAACCCTAGCAGGATTCTCAATCGGCGGAAAGATTATGGATTCAGAAAATGAAGTTAACAAGTCAACTGGTAAGCCAGTTAGATTTATTAAAGAATATGCATTGATGGAGTTGTCAGTAGTTGACTCTCCCGCAAATGAGCTATGCAACATTTTGTCTGTTCAGAAGATGAACGGTCAGCTAGTATTTAAAGGAATGGCAACAGAAGTTGTAGCAGAAAATATTTTTTATTGTGCAGATACTGATTCAGTATTTGTATCAACAGAGTCATCATACGATTCACCAGTTACAGGTAAGCCTGCAACATTGATCGGTTGGGTAGAGTCAAACGATGTTAACAAAGCAAAAGAAATAGATAAGATTCTTGATTTACACAAAAAGTCAAGATTGTCATTGCCTGAAACACAAATTGCAAAACAGGCAGACATAGAAGGAGGTAAAGAAGTGTCAGATAATACAGAAAACGTAGTTGCAGAAGATGCAGTAGCACCAGAAGCAGCCGTAGAAGACACAGCAGTAGTTGCTCCCGCAGAGGAAGCACCAGCTGTTGAAGAAGCTCCTGCAGATGCAGTAGCAGACGCTTCTGCCGAAACTCTAGAAAAAGCAGCCGACGTATCAGAAGTTATGGTTGATGAACCTGATTT